TTCTATCGGCGGCGCCACGAGGACGGCGAGACCGCCGCGCAAGTAGTCCCGCGCGATCGCCTCGGGCAGGTCGTAAACCTCGCCCGCCTCTCGATGCGTCCAGGTGGCCGCCTCGAGAACAGATGTGAGCATGCGCAGCTTCATGGTTAAGTGCTCGAATTCTTGATCACGCACTTGACCGAGAACGTGATCGGGTTGGCGTTTCCAATCGTCGCCACGTTGCGCAGATACGCGCCCGGCAGGACGGTGGTCGTCAGGAGCGTGCCGGCTGTGGTCTGGGCTCCCGACCACGTGGTGATCGTCACCCAGTTACTCGCGTCAGCCGACGCCTGGAGCGCGTTGGTGAGCGTCACGGGCTCCCCGACGAGGATCGGGGCGGCCGTCCAGGTGGAGAAGCAAGAGGCCGTGCCATAGAACTGGGTGTAGGCCGCGTCGGAGTAGATCCAGCGCGTCGTGCTGGCCGCCTGGCTTTCGAGCGTGATTGAGCGGGTGCCCACGATCGAATCGGCCTGAGTCGCCTTGGGCGCGGCCGAGACCGCGAACCCGAAGGCCAGCGCCATCAGTAGCGCGCCGGCCAGGATCCCGCTCAGGAGCGTGTTGAGTCGGTTGAGTTTCATCGTGCGATTTCTCCTTGGGCTACGGATGCGTGCCGTAGCGGATCGCCTCGGCCAGGCCGAGCTTGTAGACCGCCCGGAACGCGTAGTGGTAGTTGATCTGGCCCGTCGCCGCCGAGCTGTACGGATCGCGGAGGACCGTCAGGCCCTTCGTCTCGCGGAACATCATGAAGTCGAAGTTCCCGAAGATCACCGACTTGTTTCCCGTCCCGATGGCGGGAACGTAGCCCGAGTTGAGGACCGGGTAGGCCCACATCGTGTTCACCCCGCCCTGTGGCGTGGCGGCAAACTGGAAGACGCTTCCCTTGAGGGCCCGGTAGCTGCCCTCGGTGGCGCGGCGCATGATCCAGGTCGGGTTGTCCTGGTAGCCGTCGGCCAGGGCGTAGACCAGGCCGGGAATGTCGGTGTCGGTCGCGGCCGCGGCGGCGCCCAGCGCGAACGTGGTGCCGCTGGCCAGCGCCTCGGCCACAAGCAGGCTGTTGTGGGTGTTGGCCCAGCTCCGCGAGATGTAGTTCGACAGGAAGTCCAGGATCTTGGCGTCCTCGTCATCCAGCAGTTCCTCGGAAAGCTGGAGCTTCTTGGTGTAGCGGACCAGCGTCATCGCCTTGGTCGAGATCGCGGGCGCGTCGCGGTCGGAGGCGCTCGCCTCATTCGTCGCGACAAACACGTTGGCCGAGCCGGTCTCATACTGCGCGTTGACGGTCGTGCCCTTGCCGGGCACCGTCAGGATGTTCAGCTTGGCGGCCAGCATCTGCTCGTTGCGCTTGGCGACGATCCGGTTGTAGAGCCCGGTCGGAACCGCGGCGCCGCCGTCGGCGGCCGTGCCGATGTTCATGTCCGTATCGTTCGACGCGCGAATCTCGCGGCTCAGGTCGCCCGTACGCAGGTAGTGCAGCAGGGCCCGCCCCTCGGTCTCGCCGGGCTGGGTCTTCAGGTTCAGGTTGGGGACCGTGGGCGCATGCGTGTTCGCGGCCCGCGTGCCGCTCGACTGCTCGAGCGCGGCGTCCTCGGTTTCGACCACCGACAGGCGCGCGATGTCGCCCTTCATCGTCTCGGCTTCCTTCATCAGCGTGTCAAACGCGTTGCGCTGCTCATCGGTCATGGCGGGCGCGCTGGCGATTGTCTTCGCCTCCGCGATCTTCGCGGCGCGCTGGGCCATCAGTTCTCGTGCATTCATGGCGTATTTCCTCCGTTAAATCTCAATCTCGGCGATGCGCACCCGGGCCAGGAGGCTTTCGCGCGCCTGCGCGGAAGCTGAGGCACGCGCGAGAGCGTCCACGCTCTCGCCGTAGCGCTTATTGATCTCGGCCAACTTGCTCCGGGCCTCCGCAGAGGTCTGCGGATAGGCCGGGAACGTGACCGGCGATACCTCATGTAGCTTGACTTCGAGCAGAGTTCGGACTGGCATGTTGCGGTCCGTCCAGTCCCACTCGTCACGAATCGTCTCGAACCCAAAGCTGAAATGCGACACGAGGCCGCTCTCAACTGACGCGATCGCGTCGCGCCCCCAGCTCGTGTCTACCGGGGTAATCTCAACCGCAAGTCCGACGGTATCTTCCCGAAGTCCGAGCGTGCGATTGGCTTTGCGCGCGAGCGGCTTGTCGCTCTGGTGCTGCCAGAGTGCAAACACATCCTCGGCGGCAATCGAGCCAGCAAACGCGCCGGGCGCGATCTTTTCGCGGAAGCCCCAGATCTCCTCGGAGAGTTGATTGAACACGGCTGCATAACCGACGATCTGCGTCGGCGCATTGGCCGCGGCCCGCAGCTCAATTCGCTTTACCGCAAAGTTGCGCAACTCTCGGTTGTCGTCCATATGGTCGACGCCTCCAAAACGAAAAGCCCCGGCCAATCCGCTGTTACGCAGATTGGCCGGGGCTAAAAAACCTTCCGGGTTATTTGGTTCTGACGCGGATTATACGCCCGCTTTGTTTGATGTCTTCCGGCGTAGAAAGACGATCTCGTCCTCTTCGCGCCGGCGTAGATCCACGCCAACCCACGCGGACATCACCCACAGAGGCGCGGCCCCATCCTCGTCGCCAACATCCGCCGGCGGGATGGCCGGCAGCGTGCTGAGCGGCAGTGCGGCTATCGCCTCGAACCCGAGCACGCTAGATCACCATGCACCGGAACAGTTCCGTCCCTGTGTGACGCATGACATAGACCCATTGCAGGGTCGCCGTGTCGGTGTAGCTCAGCCCAAACATCCGGTTGCCGAGCAGCGCCGCGCCTTGCGTGTAAAGCAGGGTTGACCACGGGATCAGCTCGTTGTCGCTGGGCGAGTAACGGAAGCATCTCCCCGTCGCCTCCTTCATGATGTAGAGGTATCCGCCGAGATCCGCGAGCGATGTCCCGGTGGTGAACGTTTCCTGCTTCCCGCCGTAGTCCACGCCAGACACCCACGTATTCGCGGCGATGTCGTAGTAATCCAGCACCGCGCCCGCCCCACCCCGAAACGAGTAGAGCCGCCGCCCGTTGATGATGGCGCTCTCATTCGTCCAATCGGCGTGGGTCTGACTCTCGATCATCGACAGGGACGCGGCCAGGCCGGGGGCCGCCGCCCGCGCCGCGCCCGGAGAGAGGGTCGCCCAAGCGTTCGTGCTGAGGGTGTAGCGGTAGAGCGTGACGGCGTTGTTGCCCATCAGGTAGGCGTGGTCCTGATTGGTCTCGATGGCGTAAACGCTTGTCGCGTCCGGGTTGGTTGTCCACGCGGCCGATGTCGTAAGGACCGTCCCGGTGTTGGATGCGACGGTGCGCACCTGCCCGGCGCCCAAGCCCGAAGTGATCCGCACCTGGAAGTTTGTCCACTGGTTTGTCGTCCACGACTTGCCCGAGTTGGTCAGGGTGGACGCGCCGCCCGCGGTGGCCGTCCCGGTGACGATCTGCACGCCCTTCAAGATGACCATCCGGCCATCCGTCCCCCACGTCGCGGGCGCGCCCGTCACGCTTCGAGCGGTCCATGTGTTGGTTGCGAAGTCGTAATACTGGTGCGACGTCGCGCTCAGCGTGCCGGCATTGAACACGTAGAACCGACCACTCATGATGACATACACGCTGGTTGCGTCGAGCGCCACACCGAGCGCCGCGAACGTGAACACGGCGTTCGCCCCAGTGGTGTTGCGGGTGATGACGGCCTCCTGACCCGCGCCCGTCCCGGCCGTGATCCTGATCGTGTATCCCGCAAGCGAGCGCGGGATGGTCAGGTTGGTCGTCATGCTGGTCGTTGAGCCAGCCGTGGCGGTGCCAGATGGGCCGAGGGGTGACCAATCCCCGCACGCTCCGGCGCCAAACGTGCCGCCCAGCGTCACCGTTGCGATCTGTTCCCAGGCGTCCTGGTCGATGTAGTACAGATACTGCACCGTCGCCGAGGCCACCAGCATCGCGATCCGGCGCACTGGGTCGCCCTGAATCATGAACATGCCCGCCGCCGTGGTGACGGGCGCAGGCGTCATGAACTCCCACGTTTTGCGGTCAAGCGGGGCGCGAAGGTTGTTTGTGATTGACATGAGTTAAGCCACTCCGATGTTTTGACGAATGCCGCACGCGACACTCTGATTCATCAGGCTCATCACCTGATGCGAGAGAGCGTAGCCGCCGCCGTTGACCTGGTTGGCGACACTGGTTACGGACGACACCGTAGTAACGGTCGATACGGTCGTCACGACGGGCAGCGTCCCGGCGTTGACGTTGACCCGCAGCTCGGAGGTGGGCGTCTGGAGCGCGGTCAGGAACGATAGGCGCTCGAGCAACCGGAGCGACTCGCCCGCAAGCGCGCTGATCGACTCGAGCGTCGTCTGCATCGCTTCCGGCGCAGATATCCCGTCTGCCGCAATGGTCACGAAGACGGTCTTCGCCCCGGCCGAGAACGACACCGCGGCCCCCGCGTTCGACGATGCCAGGACGGATGAGCGCACGAGCGTTGTCGCGTCAGTCAGCGCGCCAATGCCGACCTCCCATTCCCCCGTTGCGCCGCCGTCGATGCAGTAATAGAACGCCTCGCCAACGGAAATGACCGAGGCGAATGTCCTGAACCCCGTCGGCGCGCCGGTCAGGATAATGTTTCCGAGGCCGGTGGAGGTCGACGCCTCCTTCACCCTATCAGCGTAGATCACTGGTTGCCTCCTTCGTATGTCACCGTGGTCGTCGTCGAGGTGATGTTCCCCCGCGCGTCGCGCTCAATCGTCTGGTTTTCCTCGGCGATCCGGGGCGAGTTGATGGTGACGCTCGGCGCAGGCGGCGCGGCGACATCGACCACCACATATGGCGCCGGCGGCGCGGCCACGTGGACAACTGGCGCGTCGACATGGACGACGGGCGCGGGCTGCGGCGGCACGTTGATCGTGATCACCGGCTGGGGGGGGGGCGGCTCGCGCGGGGCGCGCGGGGGGGG